TATCTCAAGAGGGTGCAAACGGAGCGTATTGGCAATCATACGGTGCCAATGCAAGCACTTACGGAACTTTCAAAATAAGACAGGCTAGTTCTGATTTTAGCCTTAATCGCGTCGCTGTGGAGATCGACACCTCCGGCAACCTCGGTATTGGGACGAGTACATCCTCATACGACACTGCAAAAGTCGGATCAACTCATAAGTTCTTAAATGTTCAAGCTGGCTCATCGCTTTATGCTGTAAACACGCTTGCAGGCAATCAAAGCACCGCTGCTAATCGTCTTGGGATGTTAGCTTTTGTTAACGATACAAATAGCGCATCGTACAAATATGCTGCTTGGGTTTTATCTGAAACAGAGGGATCAACAGCAAACCAACTTGGTGCAAGACTTGTATTGTCAACGCTTCAAGATGGATCTTCGGCTGGGCCTATTGAACGCGCCCGTATCACCAGCGGTGGGTACTTTAAGGCGAGTAATACTGGGACGTATCAAGGATCAACTGGTGCTTATCATGAGTTTAGGACAGATGCTCAAATAACAGAATGTTTATTTTTAAGATCAACAAATGCTTCTTATTCCGGTGATGTTCTTTTGGTTTCAGCCGATAGAAATACAACTAACAACTCATTTTATGCAATTAATTATTACAACTATGGCGCGGCCGCATACAAATTCCGGGTTGCAGACTCTGGCGATGTAACCAACACCAACGGAACATATGGCACGATTTCTGATCAGAAGATGAAAACCGACATTGTGGACGCAGGTTCACAGTGGGCAGACATCAAGGCTCTGCGGTTCCGCAAGTTCAAGATGAAAGACGATCCGTCTGGTCTTGTCCAGTTGGGTGTTGTCGCGCAGGAAGTTGAACTTACCTCGCCCGGTCTGGTCGATGAGCATGCAGACAAAGACGCAGAAGGCAACGACCTCGGCACCACTACCAAGTCGGTGAAAACCTCTGTGCTGCTGATGAAAGCCGCTGTTGCTCTACAAGAAGCAATGGCAAGAATTGAGAAACTAGAGGCCGAAGTGGCCGCACTGAAAGGGGTTTAACATGAATTGGACTGTAACAAGCATGGACTGCTACGTACAGCAGGGCGAGTATCAAGATTGCGTCTACTGCGTACACTGGCAATGCACTGACACTCAAACCATCGACGGTAAAGAGTACTCAGGCCGGGTGTACTCCACCTGCACCGTTCCCGCGCCTGAAGGCACATTCACGCCCTACGCTAACCTGACTCAAGATCAAGTGCTGGGTTGGATCTGGGCGAATGGAGTCGATAAAGCCGCTACAGAAGCCGCTGTAGATCAGCAAATCCAGGCTCAGGCTCACCCCGTCGTGACCTCGCCCCCACTCCCCTGGCTCGCATCGTGAATGAAGACGATAAAGACGTAGCCGCACTAGGTTTCATTGTCGCGGTTGCGGGGTTTGTCATTGTGCTTTTAATTGCATTGGTATGAGTGATATCAAGCTTCTCAAAGCTCAGGCTCAAGCAGAGCTACAACGGCTGGAGGCTCAATCTCCGGCCAAGGATGTAGCTGGGAAAGCTATTGGGAAGCATGGTCTTGCTTACATTACTGTCATCGTAATTGTAGGTGTCAGTGCAAGTCTGGTGTTAGAAGAATCCAAGATTGCTGCTGTCATAGGTCTGGTTTCGTCCGCTTTGACCGCTTTGATCGGGATGATGAACGGTATTGCCGGGGCTACAGCTAAGCAGGAAAAGCCAGAGTTTGAAGTCATGCGGCAGTTGATTGACAAGCTAGACCGACTGGATCGTCAAGAACCCATGCGGGTTGATGTAAAAGAAGGTCGTGTGAGCGTCACTAAAGGCGGTAGCCGGATCGTCACGGAGAAGTAAATGGCACCCTTACTTGCAGGTATCGTATCTTCTCTCATCCAGAACAATCTGCCCAAGGTTGCACAGGCGGTCGTTGATAAGGGCTTAGATTATGTGCAGGAAAAGACCGGCATTGAACTGAAGCCAGACATGAGCCAGGAAGAGGTCAAGGCTCTAAGAGAAGCCGCTCAGAAGCACGAAGAGTTCAAGATCGAGCAAGCTAACAAGAATACGGCAGACGCTCGGGCTATGCAGGTGGCCGCGCTCAATCAAGACGACAAGTTCTCTAAGCGCTTTGTGATGTATCTGGCGACCTTCTGGTCGTTGACTGCGGTGGTGTATATCTTCCTGATTACCTTTACGAACATCCCCGAACTCAACGTCCGGTTCGCCGATACGATTCTGGGATTTTTGCTGGGCACCGTAGTAGCAACGATCCTGAACTTCTTCCTTGGATCAAGCGCAAGTAGTAAAGAAAAGACTGAAGTTCTGGCTGGGATGAAGAAATGAACCAAAACTGGGACTTTGCGTTCACCAAGATGATTGGCCACGAGGGTGGCTTTACTGATGATCCACGCGATCCTGGGAATAAGCTGCCAGATGGTCGACCGGGTTGCACAAACCTTGGTGTAACGCAACAAGCTTGGGAAGCGTATGTTGGTCGGCAAGTAACGCACGACGAAATGCGGGCGCTGACCCCTGCGGGGGTAAAAGGCTTTTACAAGCGCCGCTACTGGGATATGATTCGTGGTGATGACCTCCCGCACGGGGTGGATTACGTGGCCTTTGATACTTGCGTGAACTCTGGCCCCAAACGTGCTGCGATCATTCTCCAAGAAGCAGTTAACGCGAACCCCGACGGCTCAATCGGCCCGATGACACTTCGCGCTGTGCAGTCGCAGCCTAGTGATGTGCTGGTTAAAGATTACTGTGCTCGCCGACTGGCTTTTATGAAGAGCCTCCCAACGTGGGAGACGTACGGTCGTGGATGGGAACGCAGGGTTAAAGAGGTCGAAGCGATGGCTCTGAAGCTGATCCCCGAGGTTGCATGATGAACTCGTTTGTGTATTGCTGGACAGAGCACGCCCAACAAAAGTTGTATGTCGGTATGCACAAAGGACGTACTGATGACGGATATATCTGTTCGTCAAAACATATGCTCAAAGAATACCGGGAGCGTCCGCAAGATTTTACCCGGCAGATTGTCGCTGTTGGGTTGTATGAGACATGTAGAAGCTTTGAAATTACGCTAATCAAAGCGATGTTTGCTCAAAATGTGCTGTGCTATAACTTAAACTACGGTGGTGTTGTATTACACACTCCGGAAATTAAATCAAAAATTAGCGCAACACACAAAGGTAAAGTAATTTCTGAAGAACACAAATTAGCTATACGTGTTTGGCACCAAACTAAGCGCTCCCCAACGTCTGAAGAAACAAAAGAAAGAATACGACAAGCTAGAATAGGTGTGCCACGCCCACCATTGTCTGCAAAATGGAAGGAAAACATAAGCAAGTCGCTCACCGGAAAGAAAAGGTCTAAAGAGTTTGGGGCTGCTATTACAGCCCGGCAACTTGGAACAAAGCGAAGCCCCCATACTGATGCAGTGAAAGAAAAAATACGACGTTCGCAATTAGGAAGGAAACACACTCCAGAAACTATAGAAAAATTACGTGCTGCAAAAGCCAATGTGTCGTTAGAAACAAAAGCTAAAATAAGCGCAGCTAAAAAAGCGTATTGGGCGCGTAAAAGGTTGAGTGAAAATGCTTAAGAAGATTGCACTTCGCCCAGGTACAAACCGCGAGACAACCAGATACACCACCGAGGGTGGCTGGTACGAGTCGAATAAGGTGCGCTTTCGTCAAGGCACCCCCGAGAAGATCGGTGGCTGGGAGCGCATTTCGGCTAATACGTTTGCGGGTACGTGCAGATCCCTGTGGGCTTGGGCTTCTCAAACCGGTGAAAAACTCATCGGTGTCATGACAAGCCTGCGGCAGTACGTCGCTTATAACGGTGGGTATTACGACATCGGGCCTTTTGATACGACCCTTTATGGGGTTGCTTCGTTTGCGGCTACGCCTGGGTCATCCATCATTACGGTAACAAGCCAATTTTATCGACAAACACCGGGCACTCCGTGGGTAGGCTCTTGGGTTCAATTTCAAGGTGCGGTTAGCCTTGGCGGGAACATCACTGCAACAGTTCTCAACCAAAAGTACACCATTACTGAAGTCGTAAGCCTAACCAGCGGTATCTTTAAGATCGACGTAGGCGTCACTGCAAATTCCTCCGATGTTGGTACGGGTGTCACGGCGTCTACCTATGCGCAGTTTTTTGAGCCGCACTGGAGCGATTACGCAAGCCAGTCTAACTTTGGCTCCGACCTGATTTTTGCGTATCGTGGCGGCAAGATGTGCCGTTGGGATTACCGATATGGCTTTTTGCTTGGAGCTAACACGGTAACAATCACTGTAGGTGCTAACACGTTTATCACGACGACGAACAACTACCCCGGACCAAACGGAACGCTAATACCTGTGCGGTTTAAAACAACGGGGGCTTTGCCAACGGGGATGACGGTTAACACCCTTTATTACATGCGTAATGAGGCGGCTACTACGCCAAATGTGTTTACGTTGTATTCAGATAGCTTAGGCACAATCGGTGTTACGACAAGCGGCTCAGCAACCGGCGTCACGTCCATAGACGTCAGCTCTTCGTTTGTGGTTGATACAGGTACTGACTCCAACTCCCCCACTGCAGTTAACTACGTTCTAGTATCCGATCTCTACCGCTTCATTTTTGCGCTTGGGGTCAACGACTATGGGAATGCGGGGGGCACCATTCCCGGCCCGAGTCCTTCGCTCATTTCACCCATGCTCATCCGGTGGTGCGATCAGGAAGACTATACCCAGTGGACGCCTGCTGCGACTAACCAAGCTGGAAGCCTTACGCTTTCACGGGGTTCTGAAATCATCACGGCACTGCAAGCCCGCCAAGAGGTGCTGGTCTGGACCGATGTGGCGGTTTATTCGTTGCAGTATCTCGGCGCTCCTGAAGTGTGGGGCGCTCAGCTTGTCGGTGAGAACATCTCCATCGTTAGCCAAAACTGTGTGGCTTACGCCAGCGGTGTGGCGTTCTGGATGGGTAAAGACAAATTCTATCGGTACGACGGGCGTACACAGACGCTTCGTTGCGATCTGCGGCAGTACATCTTTAGTGATATCAACTCCAACCAATTTGACCAGATTTTTGCTGGTACAAACGAAGGCTTCAATGAGGTCTGGTGGTTCTACTGCTCTGCCGACTCTTCTACCATAAACCGCTACGTTATTTACAACTACGCCGAGGACATCTGGTATTACGGCACGCTAGCGCGGACGGCGTGGTCTGATGTAGGTGTGTTTGACTATCCTTTGGCTGCGACCTACAGCAACAACCTTGTGTATCACGAGTATGGGGTTGACGATAACACTACTGGTACCCCTGCAGCTATCACAGCATCCATTACATCGGCTGAGTTTGACTTAGATGACGGTGACAAATTTGTGTTCATCCGTCGCATCCTGCCGGACCTCACATTTAGGGGTTCAACTGCGGGTAGTCCGTCCGGGGTGCTTACGATCAAGCCTTTGAAGAACTCGGGCTCTGGGTACAGTGACCCGGCCTCTGAAGGTGGGACAGATAACGCCACTGTTACTCGGACTGCAACGGTACCCATTGAAGCGTTTACGGGGCAGGTGTACGTGCGGATTCGAGCGCGTCAGATTGCAATGAAGTTTGAGTCCACGGGACTAGGCGTAAATTGGCAGCTAGGTTCCATGCGGTTGGATATGAAACCCGACGGGCGTTCGTCTGGCTCAGGAGTTTCTGGTGGCTGAAGCGCTTAAAGTACAACCTCCTGCGTTGCCGGTTGCCCCAGGGCAATGGGGCGGGGCTTATCAGGAGCAGTTAAACAACGTTCATCGTTTGTTTTATAACCGTCTGGCGACTTCGTATAACGGTTTGCTTGACCCCGCTCAAGGCGGTCGTGCGCTGTACTTCCCGTGTGGAGCGTTCCAAGATTCTACCGATCAGCTAGATGGGTCTACGACATCCGCCTATGCCTTGCGGTTTGGGACTACGGACTACTCATACGGGGTTAGTGTTGAGTCTCGGACTGC